GGTACAGCTGATAATGACCTTAACGCATTGAAAAACAACGGTGCAATTCCTGAAGGATATACTATCAATCATTACTTAACTGATACTGATGGTTATTTCCTAACAACTGATGTACCAAATGGTATGAAATACTTTGTAAGAACACCATTAACTACATCTATGGACGGTGACTTCGACACAGGTAATGTTAGATACAAAGCCCGTGAAAGATATTCATTCGGTTTCTCCGACCCATTAGGAATGTGGGGCTCACAAGGTGCTTAATAGGCACACTTGAGAGTGTTCAGTTTTTCATAGTTCTGAACACTTACTCTGAAAACCCAGCTAATCTCTCGCTGGGTTTTCTTTTTGCTTTTATTTATTTTCAAAGTAGGTATAATTTACCTATCGGGAACAATGTAACTTATCTAACTGCCCCCGAACAGACGCATACACGATAGATAAGTTCTAACTTTGTATGGAGATATATAATGGCTACATCAACTTTTTCGGGTCCAGTAGTATCCAAAAATGGATTTATTAACACAGGACCAGGTAATGTCATAGACGCTGATTCAAGCGTAGCTTTAACAGTCGCTACACATGCAGGCAAAATCGTACACAACGATGCTGCTGGAGCAGTAACTTACACATTACCAGCACTAAATGCAACAGCAGACGGAGCAAGTTCAGGACCAAGTTCTGATATTGACAATCTAAATAACATTGGTGCTACATTCACAATAGTAAACTCAATAACAAAAACTGGAGATTTAGTAGTTCAGGTTGCAAACGCAAATGACATTATGACTGGTTCAGCAACAATCGTTGACACAGATACAGATGACAATACAGAAGGTTTTGTAACAGCAGCTGCATCAGATACTATTACATTAAATGGAAGCACAACAGGTGGTGTAACACACGCTACAATCACATGTACAGCTATCAGTTCAACTAAATGGAGTGTTTCAGTTATCACAGGTGGTACTGGAAACTTAGCTACACCTTTTAGTGCAGCAGTTAGTTAATAGGAGAATAATATGAGCAGTAATGGAGATATATGGGCAGTAACCCCTTCCACAAGTGCTACATACTATAGAGCTGCAGCATCCATATCGGGTGCTGGGGCTCTGACCTTACTCACCGATGACGCAGGCCCTAACGGGGTTGGTTATAAAGTTAGATTTACTTCAGCAGGAGACGACAGTGGAGATACTTTCACTATCGTTGGTATTACTGTGGCTGATGCACTAACAGGAAACTCAACTACAGAAGTCGTTACAGGTGCTGATACTGGTACAGCTGACTCTAGTAATTTTTTTGCTAAGGTTACAAGTATTACAGCTTCAGGTGCTTCGGCAGGTAATGTAAGTATAGGAACAACTGGGTCAATAGCTTTACCTAGAACTCGACTAAAAGGGTTTTATTATTTAGCTAGTGGTTCAGCAGGTAGTGTTAAAATGAACTTAAATAGTAGTTCAGGTACAGAGTTGTTAAACATAGCTACACCAGCTAGTGCTACTGGCACACAGGACATGTTCCTACCTGGTATGGGTATACTAACAACATCAAACGGCAGTAGTGTTACAGATTTTGCTGTAATTACTATTACTAATGTTACTAACACAGTCTTATTTTGTGGATAGATAGTTATGGCAACTACTAGAAAAAAGGGTATGGGCATTAAGACTTCAGTTAAGTCTGGTAATTTTAGAAAGACTAAATCTGGAGCAGGTATGACAACAAAAGGTGTCAAAGCCTATCGTAAAGCCAACCCTGGTAGTAAATTAAAAACAGCAGTAACTGGAAAGGTTAAAAAAGGTTCTAAAGCTGCTAAGAGACGTAAATCATTCTGTGCACGTAGTGCAGGACAAATGAAGAAGTTTCCTAAAGCAGCAAAGAATCCTAACTCAAGGTTACGTCAAGCTCGTAAGAGATGGAAATGTTAACATGGAAGATAAGGTGCAAGAGACAGTAGCGGTTCATCAAGTTGAAATAGACCACATGAAGAAAGATATAGACCATATCATTTTGAAGGTAGACAAGATGGACACCCAGATAGACCGTATAGAAAAGGCTTTATCTGAATTAAGTGGTGGCCGTAAGGTTGCTTTGTGGATGTTTAGTGGTTTAGGCGTAGTAGCTGGAATTGTAGCCACTTGGTTATTTAAATAAATTACGGAGATTGAAATGGTTGATAAAGTTAAAAAGAAAAATGCAGATATTGTAGCAGGTGGTAGAAACAAAAAGAAAGTAGCTAAGAAAAAAACAGGTAGAACTATAGCTAAGAGAAAAACACCTACAACTGTAGCTAAGAGAAAAACAGGAAATCTAGCTAATAGAAAAACAGGAAATCTAGCTAATAGAAAAACAGGAAATCTAGCTAATAGAAAAACAGGCACAGTTACTACAAAGCCTAAAAAGAAACCAACACTTGCTGACACAAGTATTGCTAAAGCAAAGAAAAAACCTAGTACACTAAAAAGATTAGGTAATGTTGCTAAAAGAGTTGTAAGGTCTCCAGTTGGTAAATTTGGTCCTCTAGGAGCAGCTGTTACAGGTGCTTATTTCTTAGGAGAAGAATTTTTTCCAAACAAAAAGAAAAAACCTGTAGCTAAAAAACCAAAACCTAAAAAGAAAGCACCTATTAAGAAACGTAAGTTATCTCCAGGTGAATCTAAGATAAGAAAGTCTGATATTATGGGTGGTAGTAAAGGTAGATTATCAGGACCTAAAGGACCACTAGGTGGTAAGCTTGATAAAAGAAAGAAAAGCACTGTGGTTAAAAAAAGAAACAAACGATTTGACCCAAGAAAAGCTAATCGTGCAGGTAGTAGATTTGGACAACGTTAATTTTAATTTAATATAGGAGAAGGAAAATGGCAGTAGGCGGAAGTAATTTAATGAGACTAAAAGATAAAAACAAGTTGAAACAGCTTGAAGGTAGATTAGGTAGAGCTCAAAGTAGATTTGATAAATCAAAGGGCGACTCTATGAAAAGAAAACTTTTTTCAAAAGAAATCAAAGGTATAAAAGGTAATATAAGTGATTTTAAAAAGTCGTTTGGTATAAGCACTAATACAGGACCTCTTAAGATTAACAATAGAGGATTAACTCCAACTCGTACATCAGCTAAAGGTGAATCTAAAATTCGTAGAAGTGATATGATGAAAGGTATGCCAGGAGACGCTGGTAATCAACAACCTAAGAAAAAGAAAGTAAGAAGAAATGCTGCAGGAACTATGGGTCAAATGGCTTATGGTGGTAAGGTTAAGAAAATGATGGGTGGTGGTATGGCTAAAAAAGCATACAAAAAAGGTGGAATGACTAAAAAATGTCCTCGTGATGGTATTGCGATGAGAGGAAAAACAAGGGCTTAATTATGATGAAATGCAGAGGTATGGGTAAGATTAAACCAATCGCTTTTAAGAAAGGCGGTAGTACCAAAGATGCGTGTTATCATAAGGTGAAAGCTCAATATAAAGTTTTTCCAAGTGCGTATGCTTCTGGTGCTATTGCCAAGTGTAGAAAGAAAAGAGGCGGTAAAAAATAGTGGCTGTCCGTAAGACTAAAAAAGGTCTTGCTTTAAAAAGATGGTTTAAGGAAGACTGGAAAGATGTTAAGACAGGTAAAGCCTGTGGTCGTAAGAAAGGTGATAAACGTGGTACACCTTACTGCAGACCTAGTAAACGAGTGTCAAGCAAGACTCCTAAGACATCAGGAGAAATGACGGCAGCTCAAAAGAAAAAACGTATTGCTCAAAAGAAAAGACTTGGGCAACCAGCTGGTAAGCCACGTAGAGTATCAGCACTTAGAAGGACAAAGAGGAAGAAAACATAATGGCAACATCAGGAACAACAACGTTTAACTTAGATTTAAACAACATTGTAGAAGAAGCATTTGAAAGATGTGGTTCTGAAATGCGTACAGGGTATGACTTACGTACTGCTCGCAGAAGCTTAAACTTACTTACTGTTGAATGGGCTAATAGAGGTGTTAATCTTTGGACAATCGAAGAGGGTACTCTTTCTCTAACCACAGGTACTATAACTTACAATCTTCCTACTGATACGATTGACTTGATTGAGCAAGTTATTAGGACAGGTACAGGTACTAACCAACAAGATATTAATATAAATAGAATATCAGCTCCTACTTACGGAACAATACCTAATAAGAATGCAACAGGTAGACCCGTTCAGGTATGGATAAACAGACAAGCAACACAACCAAATATAAATGTATGGCCAGCTCCAGAAGATAACAGCTATACATTTGTCTATTGGGCACTCAAGAGAATTGATGATGCAGGTACAGGAGTAAATACACAAGATATACCATTTAGGTTTTTACCTTGTTTAGTTGCAGGACTTGCATTTTATTTAAGTTTAAAGATACCTCAAGCAGGTGATAGAACACAGTTTTTAAAACAAGAGTACGAAGAGCAGTGGGCATTAGCTTCAACTGAAGATAGAGATAAAGCTACGCTTAGGATTGCTCCACGTAGACAACACATATAGGAGAGAAGATGAAAGCCGTACCAGCAAATAAAAAGAAAAGTTTAGGTAAGTTACCAACAGAAGTTCGTAACAAAATGGGTTTTATGAAAAAAGGTGGTTCAGTCAAAAAGAAAGCTACTAAGAAGAAAGCTTTTAAACCTCATAATATGTACAATCCAAAGACAGGTAAAGCTGTAAAAGCTCCTACTATGGCTAAACATTTAGAGTTAAAGAAAAAAGGTTATGGTCATACTAAACCTAAGAAGAAAACTGTTAAAAAGAGGAAGTAAATGAGTAAGTACGCATCAGCAAAACATACGATTGCCGAATGCGACAGATGTGGCTTTCAATATAAGCTAACAGAACTAAAAGACTTATTTATAAGAACCACAGAAACCAATATAAAAGTCTGTAAGGAATGTTGGGAACCAGACCATCCACAGAACATGCAAGGTATGTATCCTGTAGATGACCCACAAGCAGTAAAAGACCCAAGACCTGATAAAAACCTAGAAGAACAAAGGAGTTATCAATATGGGTTTGACCCAGTAGGACTTAATAATCCTTTACAATTAGAGGGATTAGTAGATAATTTAGAAAGTAACGGCCAAATAGGGTCAGTAACTATTACAACAACTTAGGAGTAAATGATGAACAAAGACAGAAAAGGAGCTAAGGTAACTTACAAGCAACCTGAAAATGTTGCTACCCCTAATACAGGTGGTTATCCTGAAAAAGATGTAAAGACTGAGGGTGTGGTTACTCGTGGTAACGGAGCAGCTACAAAAGGAACTAAAGCTAGAGGACCAATGGCATAATGACTTATACCGAGTTAGTAGCAGCAATCAAATCGTACACAGAGAATGACTATAGTACGACTGATGTTAATACTTTTATTCAAAATGCAGAGCAACGCATACATAATACCGTACAGTTACCCGACTTACGTAAGAATGTAGAAGGCACTATGTCATCAGGTAATAAATATTTTGCTTTACCTAGTGATTGGTTATCTACCTTTAGTATTGCTGTTATAAATACTGACAACGAATACACTTATCTTTTGAATAAAGATGTTAACTTTATCAGAGAGTCGTTTCCTGATACTGATTCTGGATTCTTTGGGAAACCTGAATATTATGGTATATTTGATGATACAACAATGATATTAGGGCCAACACCAGATGCTAATTACAGTGCTGAGTTACATTATTACTATTACCCAGAAAGCATTGTTACTGCTGGTAATACTTGGTTGGGGGACAACTTTGATACTGCATTGTTTTATGGTGCATTACTGGAAGCAGCTGCGTTTATGAAAGAAGACCCAGATACAGTAACTCAATACACAGCAAGGTATAGTGAAGTTATGCAGTTATTGAAAAACTTAGGTGATGGTAAAAATAGACGTGATGCTTATAGAAGTGGACAAGAGAGGATACCCGTAAGAAATGGATAATCAAGCAAAACTATTACAAGGTGTTGATTATGATGTAATTACTACATCAGACGGAGGAATGACACCTGAGCAAGTAGCAGAATTGTGTCTTGCTAAAATAATTTATGTAGGTGATGAAGCTAATCCTTTATTAAAGGAGCAGGCTTTGGCTTACAAAGATAGCATTAGACAAGTTCTAGTGTTTTATATGAAACAGGCTATAAAGTCTAATCATACAACTATAGCGAATAAACTGCATAAGGCAGGGCATTCTGAATTAACTAAACTTTTGGAGATATAAAATGGCAATTTCTCAAGCAATGTGTACTTCATTTAAAGTTGAGTTGTTGAATGGTATTCATGCATTTAGTACAACAGTGGCTCGTGGTAATACGAACGCTGATAGTTTTAAATTAGCATTATATACTTCATCAGCTTCTTTAGGTGCTGGTACTACAGCATATACAACTTCTGGTGAAGCATCAGGAACAGGATATACAGCAGCAGGTGCAGCACTTACAGCGGTAGCTCCTACATCATCTGGAACTACAGCGTTTTTAGACTTTAATGATTTAACATTTTCTACAGCTACAGTTACAGCTCGTGGTGCGTTAATTTATAACGACACTCAAAGTGATAAAGCAGTAGCAGTATTAGATTTTGGTGCAGATAAGACATCTACAGCGGGAGACTTTACAGTAGTATTCCCTGCAGCTGACGCTTCGAATGCAATTATACGTATAGCTTAAATGTATGAACTGATGGAGCGTTTATTTTTTATAACTATAGTTGTAATAGTTTTTGTACACACAGCTACAATACATGCTGCAGATACAACTATACGTTACAAAGACCAACCGCCACCATCAGCCATAGCACCATCGTTGTCTATCGGTAGTGGTAGTGATGTTTGTATAGTGGTACG